CAATGGTCGGGGACTTTCACCCCTTGATCTCTACCGGTCTCCCGGCGCACACTGTTTTTATATACAGTAGTTTTATCCTGCAGGCAGATCAATAGTGGTTACACCTATCGATACGTCATACTGCGGTAAATGGCATCCTTGATCAGGTAACCTCCAGTTGCCGGGTCTGGGTGGATACCGTCAGAAGCAAACCAGGGGTGTATCGAACCATAGGCATAATCTGCAGGGTTTTCGCCGAAGATATATTGCAGGTTTATAAACGCGCAATTCAGATCTGAGGCTACAGTCCTGGCCCTGGCTGCCATTGATGCCATCGTTACCGGGTTGTCAGTCCGCTCATTCTCGCATGGCATGACAAACAGGATATCAGCGCCGGGCAACGTCGCCCGGATACGAGCAATAAAAGCGCGCAGGTTAGCTTCAAATGCAGTAGCGCCACCAGTGATCCGCTGGTCGTTTGTACCAGTAAGGATGATAACGGTGTCCAACGCCATCTCGGCGAGAGCCTTTCCGAAATCAGTGGCGTCCATTGACAGCCATGAAGCAAGACTTGAACCAGATGCGCCAAGCTTATGAACGCGCACACCAGAGCCAGTGCCAATCGGCTTTATCCCACATAACGATACCGTGCCAGATACAACCTCAACGTTAATCACATTAGAGGCATTTACAGTAGCCGGTGGGTTAATATCAACAAACAGCAGTCCGCTACCTTGCACGTTGAGCGTCGTCCATGCCCCTCCATCCCAGTTATATCGAATAACACCGTCACTTGTACCCACAAAGCCCAGCCTGCAGGTTGACCACCCGCCGTCAGAGGTGCCTGGTACCGTGGCCTTCAGTGCATCCCCTGGTGTGGATGACGTAACCACGGCAGTATCAGGACTGGAGTTAGTTGGGTTTTTAGTGCCGCTATAGCTAAATAACCAGTTACCCGTCCATGTGAACAATGTTTTCAATACGTCTGAACTGCTCGGAGAAAACACGTTACCGTTAATTATGTTCTCCGATGTGGCGTGCCTGCCAAACGACGTCCACCCAACTCCTGGCCCAGCACCATACTTTGCTCTCAACGCCTTTGCTAATGGCTGTGAAAACCGGTTTGGCTGAGTTGGCCAGGAATCACCAAAGATTCCAATGGTCAGGATAGCTGATGCCCCGGATTCAAGCTGAGCAAGCTTCATTCTGGCAACCCTAAGCTGATACGCTCGCTCAATATATTCAGGCACTGAATTTACATTGAAGCTTGAGGTATCAATCAGTGTCGGGTCAAGATATAAACTGTACGCCTGGTACGGCGTTGACTCGCTACCTTTTTCGAACTGAGTAGTATCAAGAACAGTGTTTGCGACGGTCATCCTGACATAAACAGTGCCTGCAGGTATAGTCAGAGTCCTTGGAGTAGTGGGGATGCCAAGCGCATCCTCTCCTGAAATGTACACTTTATTTGCATCGTAAAAAGCAGTCTGATGCGAGTAGCTTTGAGTGTAATTTTGCCCTGCGATTACTGGCATATAATCTGATGCCGAGTATGATGCGTTTGCAATCAAATTACCCGTTGATTTATTTACATAATAACCGGTCGTAACAGCGCTTTTATCAAACAGGTTTTTACCTGGGACAAAAAACGCAGCTTTATCAACTGTGACAGCTTGTTTTTGTATTGAGGCCGTTGATACTACGTTCGAGCTAAGAGGCACAGGATATGGAGAAACTGGACGTCCAGGAACTGAAGGATTTGCTATCGCATTAGCAGTCATGACAAATGCCGCAGCCAACTCTACCAGTCCTGCATTAGCTGTATTCTCGACTCTAATATCAAGACGAACTGCGCCAGAAGGAACGGTTAAAGAAATACTGAGCCTGTTAACTCCAGCTGCCGTGGCATATTGTAGTTGTTGAGTTCCAAGCCGGGTGCCGGACGAATTTCGAAAAACAAACGCAACGCGACCGCCAACGTTGGCATACCATGATGTAACTTTAACGTTAATTACATCCCCAGCAATAATCGCGCAATCTGACAACCAGACTGTTCGAGCCGCGACAGAACCAGCTGAAGGGCCAGCCACAATTGCCGGAAAACCAAGCTTTGAGTTAGTTGATAGAGATGCAGTTAATGTCCCTAACGGAACGTGAGTTTTCCCGCCAATTGTAGGATTAGATAACAGAACCTCGCAGAGGGGATCAAATAATACGTTAAGACCGCTGGCAGCAGAAGCCGCTGCTGACTCTGCTGCTGACTGGGCTTGCTCAACCTCCTGTTGTGCAGGCATGCGACGACCAGTTGCGGTCAGCGTACCGGCATTATTTATATATTCATCTGCCAGTGAGCTCCCATCAGCACTACGAACATAAGTGGCTGCACCCACTGGTATATTCGCTATATCAGCCTGCGCATCAGTCAGGGTCATATACTGACGGCTGAGAGGGATCAGGTTCTGCCTGGTCTCCTCGACAACTTTGTCCCCTTCCGCCTTAATGCCATCTACGGTGTAGTGCTCACCGCCCAGTCGATCGATATATTTCAGCTCTGTACTGGTGACAACCTTATCCAGCATGGCGCTGGCATAAACTGCGTCCCGGATATCAGTACTTGGTACCGGGTTGTTGGTTGGAGTTGGTAACGGTACTTCTGCCATTGTGCATGTCGCCCTATAAAAGGCGCACGAAGCCCTCAGACATGAATCTGATGGTGTGCGCGAAGGTTGATAATTACTGCTGTGTGTTACGAATAAATCGAGTCTGAATACTCAGTGAGTGAGAGGGTTTGAGTATCGTCACCGTTGGGTTTGGCGCTATCGACGCGCCAGATTGTGGAGTTCAGTTCCGAGTCGGTAGCGATGAAATACCGGCTAGGGTTTTGCACCGTGTTGCGGTCATAAATGTTCAGATCGAAGGTATCGGCTGCTGCCTGAAATGCCTGGGCTTTACCGCTTACCGGATAAGCTCGCCAGCGACCGCGGTAATTGCCTAGGCTGTCGGTCATCACCACCCACATATCGCCGAGAGAAAAGTCGATACGCTCTGACGTCGAGAACACATCCCCGGAGCGCCCGGTGATGTATCCCGTTTGCTGCGCGTTATCGTACATGTCCGGACACTGAACCACCGTACCGCGCACGACCTGCGTTTCTTCCAGCACTTTCACCGTCATTGTCAGGCGTGAGTAAAGGATTTTCCTCGCCTCAAGCCAGGCCCGGTCTGTTGCCTGAGTGGCGTTGCGGCAGCCGTCCAGGCTGATCTGCATCGCGTTCACAGTGGCATCCTCAACCTCAGTGATGCCGCTGCTGTCGATCTGCAGGTAGATGTACGCCTTCTTGTTCGTCAGCGGGTCGACGTAATCCAGCGCCACGCCGTCGTAACCACCGGGGAGAGACATTTGCCAGGCGACTTTGTACTCGTCCCAGAACATGTTTGAGCGCGCAAAAACCGCATCGGGATTTGTCACTTTCTCATCGCGCCAGAACGTCAGCACATCGCCGATGTTATTGCCGTCAACGCGGGCCACATTGGCGATCGTCGCTATGCGCTCACCAAGAGGCTGCTTCTCATCCGAGAAGGTGTAATCGAAATACCCAAGCTGAGCATCCGGCAGCGAATCGGCAATGGCATAAAGAGCGGCGACGTCAATGCTGGCCACGTCCTGCTTACCCACAACCACCCATTCGTGAAGGATGGCGTCTGCAAACGAGCGACTCGGCCGCAGCGTGTAATCGACCCCGCCGGTTGTCCGGTCGTAGCTGATGGTATGCCGCTGCGCCAGCATGTTGTACTTCTGCTCGCGGTTGCTGTTGCTGTCATTCGAGCCTTTGATCGTGATGCGGGCAATTGTGTCCTCCGGATACACGACGTTTTCGCGCACGTTCACTGCGTGGATCGCCATCAGCGTCACGACGTTGGCGTCATTGCTGTTGTCGAGGCGCTCGATGGTCACCGCATAGCGCCCCGCCCCGGCTGCCGGGACAAACTTGTGCGTTGTGCGGAAATACCGGGTCGTCACCTGGAAGTCGTTATCGAAGAAGTAATCGTGCTGCTCGGATGTACCCGGCACCTGATTGTTGTCGTCATCGACCTGCCAGAACTTGATCCGGTATTGCGTTGTGCCGGCCGTCGCGCCGAGCTGAACCAGCACATGCACCCAGACCTGAGTGGAGACGATCGGCGACACTGACGGTCCGATAACCAGAGGGGTCTGGTCATTCAGCGTGAACAGCGTCGCGTTGATAACCGCATTGCCCGGCAGAGACGTAATTTCTCCCGAAAGCTCGCCGATATAGAACGTCGTGTACGACAGCGTGTCGTCTCCGATAAAGCTCTCAGAGGAGATGATGTTCCCGGCGCCAGTGACGTTTCGTGTGACGCTTGTGCCGCCGTCGTTCCAGGTAGCATTAATGACGAATGACACTGGATGCGGCACCGCCAGCGCAGCGAAGTAGGCAAAGTTGTCATCGTTCGACAGCACGACAGCTTTGAGCTGATTACTATCGATCGCCACCGATGTCGGCGCCGTCGTGGTCGCGGTCTGAGCCGGGAAGTCCTGGGATTCATTTAACCCGGGGACTGTCTCGTTATCGACGTCATCGAACTGGTATCCCACCTCAATCGTGCCGATCACGTCGCCCGGGTTATAAATCGCTGAACTGGCGCCCGCCAGGCTGCCGAGATTCGATTCCGAGTAACGGATCGATGAGATGGTGTACCGGCCGTAACCGACCTCGAACCACTCCGTAAGCTGTTTGTTATTGTCGACGAACTCAAACAGTGCTTCCTGAATCAGGTCAGGAAAGACGCGGCACTGGCCATAAATATTCGGGCGCCCCTTGTACAGCCTCGCCCGGTTTGTCTGGCCTGTCAGGTCGTTATTGGGTGATTCGCCTGTCGCCACCGATACTGACGCGCTGGGCTTATTTGACAGGCCGAACACCTTCAGCGCGCCGGAGAGAATTTTCGTGACCGGGCGCAGTATCGTGGTGATGAGTTTGCCAACCCCACCCTCTGGCTGGTCGAACACAGCCACCACGTCACCGGATCGCAGTGGCCGGCTGATATCGTAATCGTCAGGCAGCGCTCGGCCATTCAGTTTCACGATAACATCGCGGTGCAGCTGCAGAGAATCCAGCAGGCTCACCAGTGTGGTGCCGGCATCTACCGTCCCTCGCTGCAGCGGCGCGCCTGGCAACCTCTGTAACTCATATCGAACCATGGATCATGTACTCCACGCGGCTGTAAACCTTCAGTAATGCCAGCGGGCTATCGCAGCGCACAAAACCAAACTCCCCGCGGGCGTGCAGGCATTTCACCGGGCTGATCATCACACCGATATGCGCCGGCACTTCGCCGCGGTAAAAAACGGCGATGCAGCCGGTTACCGCCACCGGCACACGCTGCCAGTGGGCGCGCTCCTGTTCGTAGCAGGTGATGAACTCCGCGCCAGATTCGTAGCCGGCGATGTGATGTAGCTCCAGACCCAGCACATGCCGGTAATACAAAACGACGAGCCCCCAGCAGTCCATCTGCTCAAAACTGCAGGCGCGGTTAGCCCAGGGCTTGCCGTTAACAAGCCTGATAAATTCATCTTGCGTCATACGGTGATTAGCCCTGGGTAGTCTTTCGTGGTGAAAATGATGGAGTTGGCCAGCGTCAGCGGATTGGTCTTGCCGGCGGTCACAGTGACGTTGCTGGCATCGGCTGAAATGTCGTTCACGTAAAGCGTCCAGTCTTTCAGGGATGATGCATCACCGATCGCATCCCACTGCTGATAAAGGCATTTTATCGGCGTCATTCGCGCCGCCCCGCGCCAGCTTTTTAGCGTCTGCCTCACGTGCTCCGTCGCGGCGACAAAGGTGATTGTCATGGATATAACTGCCGTTCCGTCCTGCGCCGGCTCGGTCACGCTGAACCGCGCAGGCTCGAACGAGTTGCCACCAAACGTCGCCGGGCGGAATAGATTATTTACTACCCGGTAATAACCGAAAGCCGGATGGTAAAACTCCACTGTCCGTTTGATATCACTGGCTGGCCGCTGCTCTTTCCACTCTCTCAATGTCGGCATCAGTCAGACCTCGGCATCACTTCGGTTATCAGGTAATCCAGCCAGTATCCATAGCCAGGCTGGGCCTCTACGATCCAGTCGTCATAGTCCTCGGTTATGTCCTCGATACCGTTGCTGATAACCGTTGCGGTCCAGGTGACAATGTTGCCGTTTTTGCTGGTCTGCACCGGCATGTCGACGAAATGAAGCGTCTGCCGCTGAACGCCCTGCGTATCACCCAGGTCGATAGGCATCTGGAACCAGGCGCGCCCGCGGTCGCAGTATGTCGGCGAGCGCAGCCACGACTTAAACCGCTCGGCCTGGGCAAGCGTGAATATCCACTGCAGCGTCCATGTCGCTTTAAGGTCCGTAGTGATCGGCGTGATTATCAATGGACCGACTGCCGTCTGCGTCGTCAGCCAGGCTGTATCCTGCGTCATGTTCTGATCGGCGCGCTGGGGAAGCGGCAGGAACGGAGGGTATTGAACTGTTGCCACGTTTCCTCCGGGCATAAAAAATGCCGCGGCTGCGGCACTGATCTTTTATCAGGATGTTGCTAAATGTGTCTCGCTGATACTGTGTGTTTTCTACACACAGCGAGAGGATAGGTTTATGTCAGAGCAATTCAGAATCAAACTCTCCTGCCCTGATTGCGGCAGTGAGCAATTCATATTTAGCACCGAACCGCACACCATAGATAATGTCGAGTCCTGCGCCTCCTGTGGTCGAGCTATCAGCAAAGACGATGTCGTTCGCCATGGCAGAGAGTTCCTGGTTGATACGCTTCGGGACAGACTGAAGGGAACCAAATTTAAGCTCAAGTAAGGAGATTAAATCATCAAGCTGCGATTGGGCTTCGCTGGTATCGATAGATATCGACGCGCTTATCGTCTTTGCCCGCGGCGCGTCATGGCTATCAGATATTTGTAACTGCCCTTTCGCCTGGAATAATGCCTCCTCAAGGGCGGCAATGATTTTCTGCTGTGTGCCGTCCTTCAAGTAGCCCAACGACGCCATCCCCTCCTGTTTATCGCTGTCGCGGTACCAGATAACCTCGCCATTAACTTCGATTGCTACTTTCATAATATTCACCCATTAAAAAACCCGCCGAAGCGGGTTTGGTTTAGTAAGCACCTTGCGCTTTTCTTCCGAGACCAAAAGCGCTCTGAATTGCTGAGGACATTGGTCCATTGCGATCAACATCGGTAAGAAAACCCTCTACTGTCACGACGCTACCTTCCTGGCTGGCCTGTGCCTGGAATGAATGCTGGCCACCACTGGTCTGGTCATAAAACTGGATGTTTACCTGGACCTGGCCACCATTCATATCCTTATTGCTGATGACCTTCCCGTTATCGCCGGGGATCATGTACTGCTTGCCGGTGCTGGCCTGGTAAATCTCTGGCTTGCCTTTCTCGCCGACTTGGTACAGGCCGCCGGCTGATACCGGTCCGCCGTTGTAGCGGGCACCGAGCACAGACATTGCCTTCCCTGCTGCCTGCGCCCCCTGATAGGCAGCCAATCCAGTTCCTGATGCAGTGCCGCCTGTAGCAATGGATGCTGCGATAGCTGCAGGAGACCATGCTGCAAGAGCAGCCGCACCACCTGCAATAGCAGACGCAGCATTTGCAGCCTGAGTCGCCGCACCCAGCGTCTGAGATAAGATGAAGTTCTTCAGCATCTCCACACCCACCTGGACAATGCTGTTGATCACGCTGTTTAGGATGGTGTTACCGAGCGACCGCATCGCCTCCTGTGCTGACATTGTGCCGGTTAGCAGACCGGTGATCGCATTGGAGGCATTCCCGCTAAACGCATCCACCGCACTCGTCAGCATGTTATAGCCGAGGCTTTGCTGGCTGAGTTCCTGCCACATAGCTTCTTGCCGCTTCTGGCGGTACTGCTCCTCAATCTGGGCGCGAGTCGCTTCGACCTCAGCAATTTTCTGCGGGTAAAGCGTTGCATAGGCATTCAGGGAAGCCATTTGCTTCTGAAACTGGTCATCCACTGCGACCACAGGTGATGCTGCCTGCCTTACCTGGGCATAAGCGCTTTCAGTATCCTGCTTGTCCTTCTCTGCTTTTTGCTGAGCCTTAATGGCGGCGGCAACATCGTATGCCTGAGCGGCATATTTCCCGGCCAGAGCAATTTGCTCCTGCGTGGCGCCCTTGCCCAGAGACTGCTGAGCGGAGAGTATGGACTGTTCTCGCGATAGTTCTTGAGAAGAATCGGCTGCGAGCATGGCTTTCTGCCGAAGCTGTTCAAGTTTTTGTGATACCGATTCTGCAGCTGAGGCTGAACGTTTATCTTGTTGTTCTCCCTTTCTCTGAGCCTCCTGGCGGGCTTCTTCTGCTTTCTGAAGGTCGTAGTTTTCTCCGGCCAGATCGCCAGCCCTTGATATCTGGTTTGGGTTATCAGTGACCTTCGCCGCCTGCATCCTGGCTTTAGTCACTGCTCTTTGACGTTCATCCTGAATTTTCAGTAACTCGTTCTGCTCTTCGAGGTTAAGAATTACTTTGTCGCCATCAGCGGTAGGAGGAGAAACCTGCAGCGCTTTGGGGTTGAAGTTTTGTCCAGCCTGATTTGCTCGGTTTATTTCGTCGGCGGTCAATCCGAATGCTTTCGCAACTGCTCCTTGCACCTGCTCAAGTGACCAACCCTTTTGGATCAGCCCATCATGCACACCCATTGAAGTGAGCATGTTGTTTGTTAGGGTCCTGTTAGCTTCCGCTGCGGTATCCTGAGTTCTTGCGAGTTTATCCTGGGCATTTGCAAGGTCACGCGTTTTCTGATTTAGTTGATCTGAAACCTCTGCCTGCTGGCGAGCAAAATCAGCACCTTGCCCCATAGATTCGGCTACTGCCTGAGCCTCTGGGGTGAAGTTTTGATAGCGTGACCTTAAAGAATCGACTTCGGATTGGAGATCAGATATTTCATCCTTCTGTGCACGTATAGATTTATTCGCATCGGCGATGGTGCCTCTGAGCTGGGTATTATTCATCGCCTTCATTGAGGCGTTCACGCGATCCAACCCATCAGCAAAACGGAGGGATTCTTCTCTGGCCTGTTGCGCTTTCTGCCAAAAATAGAAAACGGCAGCAGCTGCTAACATCGCCGCGCCAGCTGGCCCACCAATCAACCCAAGAGCGCCCTTTAATACCCCACCAGCCACAGATGCCGCCCTTGATGCTACAGCCGATGCCTCCTGTGAGGCGATATATCTGCCATTAGCAGCGGTTGCAGCAGCAGTCGCATCCGCTGCGGCCAATCTTGAAGCGCTGACTTGTGCTTCAGCCTGAGCTATAGCAGAAGCTCTTGCTTGCGCTGTTGCGGCTTCCGCGGAGGCTAGTCTTTGATTAAGCACCGTTGACGCTTGTTGTAGCTGAGCCATTCGGGTAGCTGTAGCGATACGACCCTGCTCTGTTATTTGTGCTTTCAGCCTTTGGGCTTCCAGCGCCTTTTCAGACTCAATTTGTGAAATCTGGGTGCGTATTTGAGCGGTTTGAGCCTCCGCCAATTGAACTTCAGCCGCCACAGATGCGTTAGTTGTTCTTATTGTTTTCAGACGGCCCTCCGCAAGGCGGAGTGCAGTTATTGTCGACGCCTTCTCCACTTCGGCTAGGCGCAATTTAGCGGCAGCTTCCATTTCTGCGTCTTTGGCGGCCACGGCGGATGCTTTGCTTTGGGCTATTGACGCTGCAGTGTCCTTGACTTTCGCGGCGGTAGACATTGCCAGCGCGCCAACATAACGGCTTCCCATTATGCCAGCGACAATGATAAGGGCGCCGCTCAGCGTCTCAAGGTTCTCACTTATTGTAATAACGGAGTCTCGGAACCCTGCTGCGAATGATTTAACCGTCGAGTTTTCGCCAAAGAACTTCGTTACGTTGTTACCGGCCACCTGCAATCCCTTGGCGATTGAGACGGTGGTGTTGGCAAATTCTTTGCCGATTGCATCCCCTTGTGACAGAAGCCCCTTAACTACAACGTCTGTTGTCAGTTGCCCCTGAGCTGCCATAGCCCTTAACTGACCGATAGAAACACCCATAGAATCAGCCAGAGCGACCATGAGGCGGCTGCCCTGCTCTGACACTGAGTTAAACTCCTCGCCGCGCAGAACGCCGGAAGCGATACCCTGTGATAGCTGAATGATTGCGTTCTCAGCTTCCTGAGCCGTTGCACCGGATACCGCAAATCCCTGGTTGATAATGGTGGTAAGGCGAGTTAAATCTTCTGCGCTGGTGTTGTATGTTCTGGTTCCGCGCTCAAGCCGGGCGTAAAGAGTCGCCGTGCCGTTCAGGGATGACTGGGTTGCTTGTGAAACATCAAAGATCCGCTGCATAACTTCGGCCTGCGTCTCTCCAGTACGAACCGAGTTAGCGACTTTGTTATTCAGTTCAGTCCAGGCATCGGCGTAACTCGCAACCTGTTGCACAGAAAGCGCGGCCAGCAAGCCTTTAGCAACGCCAGAAAGGCTGGACATTGTTCGTTCCATCGATCCAATAGAGCGCTCAGTGCGGTTAACGCTGGCTTCAAGGCGGCCCATGCTCCCATTAAGACCGTTCAGTGCCGCATCAACTTCTCTTCGCGCTGCCAGTAAACGCGAAGTATCCATGTCGACTTCGTAGATAACGCTGCCAGCATTAAACGTTCCAGCCATTTACTTTTCTCCGGGCAATAAAAAACCCCGCCGGAGCGAGGTTGGCGTGACCTACAAAAATTTTGTAGGTAGTTAATTATATACTCAGCTTTACCACAGCTAAGAGCGCATAGGTGTCTGAATATTCAAGGTAATGCTACTGCCTAATACCGAGCCACTGATTTCAGCAATTCTGGATAGTTTCTGATACATCCGCTCTGCGTAATGACGATGAGCCAAGTATTCCATCTTGACCGCACTCACGTCGTATCCCTGCATCGCCAGTTTGCTTATGAGGCTACTGATCGCCGAAGGTGATTCATCCTCAAATCCATAAAGCAGCATTACGGGGAACTGATAACCTCCAGCCGCTATGGATTTCTGAATTTTTCTTTCACGCTGAAGGAGCGGGAACTGATCCCACCAGTCTGCTGGGTAGTGAATATCCAGCTTCGGAGCAGGTAGTGCTTCCTGCTTACCGAGAAACTCACCTTCCAGCGCAACACGATGAACATACTCGATAGCATCTGGAATCTGAGTCGCCTCTAAATCCTCAATACTCTCCACGTTAAAGCGCTGATGAATCATCGCGTAGGCCTCCGGGTACATGAGGTGCTTTTTACTTACCAGCATGTTAACGGCATCCCGAAGCGGCGTTCTTTCATCTACCGTGGTCTTTTTGCGCGGGTTCTTAACCTCGCCTTTCGTCCAGTACTCGTAAAGAACATCGTCACATTCTTCCTGGTACTGAATTACCTTTTCGCGGATTTCAGGGCGAACCTTGTTGGCGCTGATGGTCTGAAGCCAACCCGCAAGCTTGCGGAGTGCCAAGCAAATAATATCTCGGCGCTGGTTGTCTCCTGGTAGCTGCATTGTGATTTTCACAATGGAGGTCTTAAAGCGTTGTTTTAACTTAGTGAACTGCGAAGCCCAATCCATCCCCATGCCATCGATGATAGGCTTCATCGGGGTGTACGGCTCGCCGTTGTGCTCAACCACAAACAGAGAGTCGCCGTAAAAAGGAACGTTGATTGCACGATCTGCAATTGCTAAACTTGTCATGTCGATATTCCTAGCTGGGGTATTTGATAACGAGGCCCTGACTGTTCGTGCAGTTGGGGCTTCAACTTTTAAGCGACGCATCGCCCTTCTTCTTTCATCCTGTCCATGAACATTCGATAAAGTTCCTCGTTCACAGATCTACCATTTTCCGCCGCTACCTGCTTAGCCAGTGCCAGCGTCTCGGCTGGCCATCGCAAATTAAACTGAGGTAATTTTCTTGCACCTTTCATTTACCCTCCCGCAAAATGAACCACCGTGGTTCACTTGAGAATGTACTATCACCGTTATATGCTGTCAAGAAAAAACATGGTGAATTAATGTCCAGAGATGATCCGCAATTCAAGTTGCGACTTCCTGCTGATTTGAAAGCAAAACTTGACCAGAGGGCCAAGATGAACGGTCGTTCCATTAACGCTGAACTGGTCCAAATAGTGCAAGTGGCATTATCTGAGCCATCGCCAGTATCCGGTTACCGCGACGACGCCGAACGCCTTGCCGACCAGCAGGCAGAGCAGTTTAAGAAGGTCGTATTCGATACGCTTAAAGATATCTACAGCAAGGAATAATAGAATGTCTGGATTTGATGTACCTGGTTCCCCAGAAGATTATTTTCACACTACAACTAACACCGATGGTTCTCCTAAATACACGGCAAACCGTGCAGCAATAAGAGCTTATGCACAAGCTAGTATGGATAGACTTTCAGATTTATCAAAACAAGGTGAAAACGTCTACGCCGCCTCTCTGGATGATACCGACAAGCTCACAGCGTTCCTTCATGGCATACCTGAAGAGGCAAAAATCGCCATTTACAATACGCTTTCGCAAGAACTCGAAGCAATTACGAGCGCAAAAAACGATGAAATCGCAAAGATTAATGCTGAAACTGAAAGGTTGAATGCTACTGTCGCTCAAAAAGAAATGGACCTTGCAAATATTGGCTCTGTCATAGGTGCCATAGTCGTCGTTTTGGTCTTGTTTGTTTTGTTCATCAACTTGAAATAGAAAACCCACCGTTCGGTGGGCTTCTTCTCTGTCGTTTCGGGGTGTATCTGACTATCTGTCAAACTCTTTACCACCAGTCGACTTTAAGTATATAGACTTAATGTATGGCATTTTAAAGAGCACAGCCCTATCATCCATAGCTGTTCTAAGCATCATACTACGACACATAAGGCTTACCCCGCCGGTTACTTTGATGCATAATCCATCAGGGCTTTCGAATGTACTCATTTTCCCCTTCTTCCACATTATAAACGTTGCACCTTCAGGGATCGCGCCAATTGGCTGCACAGCAAAAAACGAAATGCTTGTGTATACAAAAATTGAAAAAGCGATAAGGATAACAACGATCACAGATATTGTTTTTTTCCACATAGCAACCTCAGCAACCAATAGTTTCGCCTGAATTTGTTATTGTGCACGTATTTCCATCACTGTCGGAACTATGGCAGCCTGAGGAATCACACCAACTTTTCACTGAATACTGATTCCCATCAGAGTCACTAGAAAACACCTCCGTCGAACCATCAGAATGATTCCTTGTTCCAGATGTTACAGAGTAATTATTACCTTCAGTATCGTAAGATGAGATGGTTGTGTCCCCGTTAGCCGCCTCGCTAGTACTCGTGCAAACACTGTAACCATCTGATCCAACGCACTCATCTGCATATGCGTAGCTAAAGAATCCGCTTAATAGAAACAACAATACAATCTTCCTCATATCCCTATCCCCACTGGTTAGTTTTGGACAGATTAGCAGGGATATGAGGGAGTAAAAAGACCACCGTGGTTGGCTCATTTCTTCTTCTCTTCACGTTTGCGTCGTCGCTCTTCCCGCAACTCCTCTCGGCGTAAATCATCAAACACCTTTATGATCGCTTTCATCATCATGAAATTGACGAAGTGGTGATTAACGCAGCCGTGAATGCGTAACTGCTCGGTGAACTCTTCAGCCGATCGCAGCGCCTCCATCATGTTCTTCTCGCCTTTCATGAACTCCGAGAAGTCGCGCCCCGCTCTGGAGGCGCATTCAACGATTCGGTTATTCATGGTCACGCCGCCGCATACAGCAACTTCATTTGCCCCTTAACGGGGAACGCAGCCATGCAGCGGGCTTCGAAGTCCTTCTGGTCAATGCTGCAACTGGCAATGTTGGTAACGGCGATCAGTTGCTGCTCGACCTTCTCCAGTGCATCAGGCTTAAGATGTTGGTGAATCTTCTCCTTGCTGTCCCCGGCGGCTTGTTTGGCTGCCTGATAGACATAATCAGGAAGTACTACACCGTACACCCAGCGAGAGGTGATCTGCCCGAACAGAGCCGGGCAACCGCCGACATGACCAAAGTAAGGAAGGCCGGACATTTTCGACAGTGCTTGATAGAACGGGTCTTTAAATCGTTTTTCCCACGATGTTGGTTGCTGGCAGACCATCAGGCCGACAATCTGATCCTCGGTGAGCTGGAAGTTTTTACTCAGCAGAAGATTTTTAATGTGTCGGTCACAGGCGCGGGCGAATTTTACTGACAACCAGCGGGCGAATTCCACCGCCAACTCCGGATGAAGCCAGGTCCCGCCGTTTCGCCCTTTCTCCACTCTGACTAAAAGGGGAGAAAAATCCTCTTTTACGCCAGAGCTAGCAATTCCAAGCTCCTCAGCCAGTTCGGCGATATAAGTTTTTGTCGCCTCAGTCTTTAGCCAGTCCTTTGGAAGCTTGCCGTGATGCTTTGCAGCAACTGTGGCATTGAACCAGCAATCTGCTGTAAAAGGGAATGAACGGTCATCGTAATTCATAGGGATGATATTAGACATATCGGTAATTACCTTTTAGTGATGAACCTTGTCTCACAGGAATCCGGCCCACAGAAAGGCACCGACAGCCAGCCGGTATCCTCAAGGGTCATCCTGAAAGGTTCTGTGTGAAATGCGCGTGAGATGCGCGGTGAAATTTGGGTATAAAAAAGCCCCGGACTATACCGAGGCTGGCTTATTGGTTGGCTTTGGCCTGCTTCCGTTTGCGTCTTGCAAAGTACGCATCGGCTGCATCGTCATACTCTTCCCTGGTATACCCTTTCTGATCCGGGTATTTGGCGATGAGCATTAACTGAAACTCGGTCATCGTCAGGTTTTCAGCTTCCTCTCTGCTGATCCCGAAGTGGTTGCGTGCAGCGATGACGTAATCGGCAGCCCGGAACTCACTGGTTTTTTCATTTGTCTCATGGCGCTGAAGTTTGCGTACTTTGGCCTTTCCGATAATTCCGTGCATCATCAGACTTTGTGCAAGGATGACCATATCCTGCGGATTCATGACGCCCTTATGCCACACAAACGCCCTTCTTTTGGTTTTGCCGGGCTTCATCCAGCCAACCAGATCACCTATGTCATCATTGCAGCAAGCGGTGAGGACCGTGTGGGCGGCCAGTAGAGATTTCTTATCAAGATGTAAAGCAGAAAGGTGTTTAGCCAGCCATTCAGGCACTCTGCCGTACGCTTCGACAACCCTCTGAATGAGAGGTGTTATTTCATCGTTGCAAAGGTCATAGAACGTCTGAACTATTTCTGCTGGCTCGCCAATGCGCGACATAGCCATGAATGATGGCCGGAAAAAATAATCCCGGTCCCCGACGGTTACCAGGCATTCTCCCAGCTCTTTTAGCGGAACCATTTGCTGCCTCCTGTAAACAAAATCAAGGGCAGGATCCTGCCCTTTGTTTTGCTTACGCCGTGACAGTAACCACGTGGGTAGCCACGAATTCACCATCAACCGTCTTCACAGTAATTGTTGCTGTTCCCGCCGTTGCACCTGACGGCGCTGACACGGTTACCGTATTACCAGTGATGGCGACGGTTGCACGTGCCGGCACGGATGAGCTGGCTGTGAACAGTTTGTTATCAGCATCTTCCGGTGCAACATTCACCGCGAATGTAGTACTGGAGCCAGCAGCAATAGAACTGGTCGTCGGCGCAACACTTACACCGGTAACCAGAATGTCACCATCAGCTTCGGTGATCTGGAAAGTCTGACCGTCAGCCAATTTGAACTCAAAGCTGTAGGTCACGATTTCTTTCACACCACCGCCGTCACTGGCTCCTGATGGGACCATATAGCCGATGTGGTAATAATCGCCCCAGTGGAAACGCATCCATACACCTGGCTGGCGGCGGGCACGAACCTCATCGACGATGTATTTCACGAACTGCTGAATGCCAAACTCATCAGTGCGGTCTTTAACGCGAACCTCCCCTTCGATGGAGTAGGTCGGGTCCAGACTGGCAATCAGGTTTGAACTGAATCCGCCGTTATCAGCATCAGAGGTCAGGGCCTCCGGGCTAAGGTCCCACGTTGCCGATGTTGGCAACCCCATCAGTTTCCAGTCGCCTTCCGCCGGAAACTGGTCGGCACAGCCGTAAGCCAGTTCCAGCGTCTTAGCGCGACCAATTAGTTGTCCGTTGTCGGAGCAGCCTTGCATCGTTGCTTACCTCGCTTCAGATAATAAAAAAGGCCGCTCCAGGCGACCTTATGTGGTTTTATTCGGTGTTATCCGCCAAAGAGACAGGCGAACTGCAGGCGCCACACCATACGCCCCTCGGTTGTGATAACAGGCGAAGGAATTCCGCCCATGTTGGATATCTGCCCAAGGCAGGTGTGCGTCATCGGGTTTTGCTGCACGTAATCGATGATGGCCTGAGCGTCGTTCTCTGACTGCGCATAGTCAGCAGATGCCTTTCCCTTGCTTATCACGTCCACCATGACGTAGTAATCAGCGGCCATATCACGATCTACTGGCGTGCCACCATTTGGTCGGAACACAATAAAGCGGTCAGATGCCTTGCCGGTATCATTCCATGACAGTGACTGAACGATGTATCCGGCAGTCAATCCTGACTCAACAAAGACATTTCGAACCCGCCTGTGCATAGGAGGTGTCATAGCTCCATCTCCCTGCGTATAACTGCGTCAACTCTGTCTCTGGCGTTTTCAGCACCTTTCTCAAGGAATTTTGGCTCGCCTGATGTATCCCATATATTTCCACGGGAGCCGGGCGCTTCGCCTTTTCTTACAGGACGCGGGGTGTTTTTTCCAAGATGAATACCTTTGGCCTCATGCACGTACGCCGCATAATTTGCAGAATAACCAATTCTCCCGGTTAGTCTGGTGCCCTTGATAACAACCTCTCTAAACTGAGAGTTAACCAGAGTGCTGGTATCGATAGGAACCAGCACCGCTGACTCCAGCCCAATCTCAAACAGAGCAGAGTAGAGCGCCCGCATGGTTTTTCGCTTTTCGATATTATCAATCAGCCGGTTGATATTATTGCTGACCTTGAAGACTCCCCGAACTTTAACGCCCATAATCAGACTCCCGTTATCAGTGCGAAATCGTCCGCCAGTCGCTCGAACGTATCTGCGAACTGGACGATCTGCCGAATCTCATCGGCCTCATCCGGCGGAGCCGCATCGGTCGACGCGCCAATCAGGATGTAATCTCCCTCCCGCGCCGTTGCGTACTCGGTCCATATCGTGTTTTTAACCACGATCTCCCGGCCAAGGTCACCGATTTTTGCAGAGAGACCACCCTGGTAGTCGCAGAGGATAGCGATCGGCGCTTCCCACCCGTAAGGCTGACCTCCGCCGTCGGTATCGCTACCATCAGCATCGCGTATGCGCCGCCAGATTGTCGCCGTCGCGGTGAATGACCAATTAGCTACCGAAGACATCAGTCATCCCTCCATCGCAGCACAGCGGCGCCTGTGGCGCGTATGCTGTCGCAGTTAATGAACCACTCACCGTCGCTTTTCACATACGCCGTAGTTTGTTGGCCGGTATCGGTGATCACCCATACCCGGGTAAACGTCCGCGGCAGCCGTTGCTGAACTGAAACCCACGCCATTAGCAGCCCCCGACCACCATAAACAGGCCCACACTGTTGCCGGCGCTGATCGGAAGTTCACTGGTGCAGCCACTGGTATCAAGTTTCGCCAGAGAGTCACGCAGCCAGGTGATGCCATCGTCACCGTAATCGAACGAGCGCGACGCTCCTGATGGCGCCCCCTGCGATTTTATTCGCCGGGCACCGGAAGACGTCGCCATGAGCGCAGCGGCATACATCAGGATGAGCTTTGCCGTGCAGTCGTCGTATCCCGCCCCATCGAGGCACGGGATAATCTTGTTCACCACGCAGAGAATCGGATCGAGCAGAGCGGCCGGGATGGAGTAACCCAATTCACCGAGGAACGCCTGCACGTCTGCCGCTGTGATTGGGTCAGCCATGGTTATTTCGCCTTCTTCGATTTGCTGGCAGATTCTTCCTGCTGCTCTGCCTGCTCTGCCTGCTCTGCAGCGTCATTGCCCGGCGTGGCTACTTCCAGCGCTTGCTCTTCCACTTCGCCCACCACCGACACACGACCAGCAAAAGCTGCAGGAACGTCCGCCGCGACGAATTCGTGGCCAACAGGAAGTTGCTGGAAGACGCCATCAATCATGCCCCAGCAGCCGGTTTTCTCGACCTTTAACGTTTTCATGCTTTCTCCCGAAGAAAAGGGGCCGAAGCCCCTTAACCCTGTGCGTTGAAGACTTTAGAGCGACCGTTGAAATCACGCTTAATCTGCAGACCAACTGCACTCCAGACCAGAGTGTTGTAGTTGTCGAACGGATTCTGTCGCGGGATCATGAAGGTACCCACCGGCGCGGCGATGCGCGTCTTGATGTACTGCGAGTTGCGAACGTACGCAATGAAGTGGTTACCGGTCAGCTTAAAGGTCTGGTTGAAGGACTCGATGCGACCATAGCGCAGGATGTATTCCAGCACAGTGCCTTCTTTGAAGCCCGCGGCATCGGAATACGGTCGGTTCAGGTTGCGCATGATGTCCGGAGACGCCCACAACTTAACCTTCTCCTGCACGTAGTTATCATCCAGAAGCTTGGCGAACGGGCCGGTGAAGAATGCCACTGATTCATCAGGAGTAGAGGTGGTCAGGTCAATATTCAGACCAGATGCACTCAGATCCACCTGGTTGGTGTTGGCGTGGTTGGTGATACCAGCACCGACATAACCCTTCACCTTCACTTTCCCGTCACCAGAAAGCATGTAGTCAGCCATGTCTTCACGGATAGCGGCAACGTGCGCTTCCTGATCGTCAGCCATCGCGTCGAGGTTTTCCGACTGCATGCCGTTCCATTCACGCCATTCACGGCCGTAGCCAGTGTTGAAAATCGGGATTGGGTCGCCAGCTTCGTCGTAGATGACTTTATCCAGCTCTTCCGGAACATGGCCAGTCAGTGAGCGATGAACCTTGCCAGCGTCACTGGAAACGCGGTACAGCGCAGCCGTCTTGCCGATAGAGATCGGCGTACCGAGACCGAGCAGGTCATCAAGCAGGCCGTTGCCTTCGTCGTTGCGGAAGACTCGGGTGGTGATGTTGTCAACTTCACGCCAGTAGTCTTTAGAGATCAGCGCAGCCTGGTTAACTTCCAGCGCGCCGCCGTACTGGGCGGAAATGTTGTTCTGGTTAACGTTGAAGGATTCGCGCTGCATCAGCAGCTGATTCCATGCCTTCTTGATCTGGTTATGTTCAGTAACCAGCTTTTTGTTAAATACGATCATGCTCATGCGGTAGCTTTCCCTGATTTGCGAACTTTCACAAGCTGGGCTTCAGCACCAACGGTGATTTTTTCGCGTGAAAAGAAGAGGACCTGGTCGGTGGCTGGAGTGGTCGACTTGGCCAGTGTGCCGTCACCGGCAGAAACCAGACCTTCGTTTTCCAGCAACACTTCGCCAGCCTTTACCAGCATGTGGTAATCGACATCGTCTTCGCACATGATGGCTGCCCCAGTATCCCCGGCCGGCACTGCATCGCGGATATCACCGCCGCCGATATAATTGTGCTGGAGCGCCAGGGCTACCCCTGCACCACCGGCCACATTGTGAACAGCCAGTTTCCCTGTGCTATCCAGCATTACCAGAGACCCGGGCTTCACTGCTGCCGCCATGATTGCTTCAATGACCTGCGGGTCATTCTTGCGGGCCGGGCCCGCGATTACGGTATGGAAACGAGGTGCGAGAGCCATTATTCAGGAGCCTCCATAGAAAGGATTTCACTCTGAGCGCCATTCCCCTGGAATGCCGGGTTCAGACCTGTGCTGGTCTGGCACTGCGAGTACATGTCGTTCAGCGCTTCGCCGGCCAGCGAGTTGATTGCCGCTTCAGTCATGAACGGGAATTTCGCTTTGACCGCTTCACGCTTGGTCTTGAGGTCTTTTTCAGCGTTGGCCTGCAGCTGAGTTTTCAGCGTGCTGATCTCGTCAGTCAGCGGCTTAATTGCCAGATTTACTGCCGAAGTAATCGCGTCAGAGTTAATCTGAGTACCCGGCTGGTCGCCTGCTTTCTTCTGAACCTGCTGGTTATAGGCATCCCAGACCTGATCGTCGGTCAGCCCCTCGGTTTTAACGCCTGCGGCATTGAGCGCGGCGATCATCTTCTCTTTCATCGGGTTTGTTTCTCCGTTGGTTTTGACTTCGTACTCAGTGGGTTTGCGCACGACCTCTACTGGATCGCCGACCAGCGTGACTGTGCTGTCGTCGATGAGGTATTTTTGCTGGAAGAGCTTATTGCCCTCTTCGAAGATGAATTTGTCTGGCCATACGGTCACGACATAGCGATAAACATCGCTGCCTGACGGCGCGCGAATGGCTTCACGCAGCATCTGGTAGATTTCATCGAATGAGGCATCTGAGTTATGGGTGAGGAAGAACTTCACTTTGTTCAGCAGGCCATCTTTGAGGCTATTTGCCGCATCAACGAGGCTTGCAGTTTCGACTTCGCCCTCCTGACCATCGGCATTCACGAACAAGCCGACGCCTTCTTCTGGAGTGCCGGCGCCCGGTTCATCGAGCAGGATAGCGATATGGTCGAACTGCATATTGCGAGCGATCCATGAGTACTTCTTCTGCTTCGACTCGCCAGACTTTCTCTCTTTGTTCGTGAGTAAGCCGGTAGACAGGTGTATCGGGTCGGTGTTGGTGCCGGCGATCATCTCATCAAGACGATTAATCAGGCGCTTACCGTCAGGCTTTGTCTCGGCGACCGCCTTATTGATATAAACGTCCATGACGACCTGGTCGCCAGACTTGCTGACGTTCTGCGCCCATGCTCCGACGTGATAGCTGTTAATGGCCCGCGGGTCATTGGCGCTGACATATTTGCCATCTACCATCGGGTGCGGAAGAGGCATCAGCTTGCCTTCCATCGTCTGGTAGCTGTTGTTAATCTCCTCCGCCGGGTACAGACCGCCATTCATCACAATGTCATCGACGATCGGGACCGCTCCACGAATGACGTAGTGCTCCTGGCCGTTGATGGTTGTCGTTGAGATGTTGGAGGCGTTGATGGCGAGGGATTTCACATGAATGCTGGACAGCTTCATGTATTGTCCTCAATATGCTAATGGTTGTTCACTAAAAACAAGGGGTTAATATGCAGTATAAAGTGCTATTTCACGCCTTTATTGAAGGCAAAAAACAAACTCTTGATGCTGTTTTTGAATCATCTAACGAGCCGAAGCTCAATGATAAGGAAGTTATTAAAGCCGTGATGCATGCTCTCTCTGACGTCGTAAATGTGGAAACTTCAACTTTTACAATTGAGTTCCATATTGATGCTGTCGTACCGATAGTTTAAGCATCTGAGTCTCGCCACTTTTTCCTCTCAGTGGCGAGCTTATCCGCCAGCCCCTTGTTAAATATGCTGCCGTCGTCGTTAAGTAGCACCGGAATCTGGCTGCAATAGCAGTTGTACCGGTTGCCGTTCTCGGCGTAGAAGTCCCGCACCTGCTCGGTGGTATAAACCTTTCCGTGACGGCTGGCATGCCAGCTGCGCGTCGTCGGTTTGAGTGCCGACAGCCACAGAAGGCCGGTATTTAGTCCAAGCCGATCCGCTGCCCAGACCGTTTCGTTCCATTGCGCCTGGCGCAGCGCGCCGACCTGCTCAGTCTGAGCGATGGTCTTGGCCTTCGACATCGACACATCGAGGCGCTTGCTGATGACGCTGGCCGTCTCGCGAGGATTCACCCCGCGCGCGACCGCATCGGTAATGATGTTGGTCAGATCGCCGCGGGCGGTGTCGCTGATTACCTTCCAGTCGCTAAATGTTGTCAGTCTGGCGGCTGCCACCTGATTAAGGTGACCAGGGCTGCTTAAAAGCTGCTGTAGCGTCGTCTGGCTGGCGTAGACTTGAGACTGCTGCGAGAGGTTATTGAATGCCTCCAGCGTTCCGCGCTGCGCCTCTGCGGCGACGTAATCCATCGCCCAGAGGTTTTGTTCGCCGCCTTCCAGCAGGTAATCGTCGAGAATGGACTGTACCGCTTCGAGCAGGTCAGCCAGTTCCTGCGCCGACATGTCGTAGATAAACTTGCCAGCGTTTACCTGGTAGAGCCGCACATCTTCGCCGTGGTCGTGGCACAGGAAGTGCCAGTCATGGCTGTTTACCTCCCGCTCTCGTCCGGTCAATCGCTGGTCGAACAATGCTTTCAGCGCTCGCTTGATGCCGAGATACCGCTCCTCGATATCCCGGTACATCGCGCTGACCTGCTTCGCTGACCGTGTCGGGTCAACCTTGCTGCGCGGAACTATCGGCAGCCCCACCTTTGCCGTCTGCTCCGGTGTCATCGGCCAGTGGATCATCGGTTGTCACCTTGTCATTCGGGTTAGGTGGTTGCTTTGGCTCAGACAGAGGGTCGAGGCCAACAATCTCGCGAAGTTCGTTGGCTGTGAATGGCGGCTCGCCACCATAGAAGCCCGACGTTTTCTGGACGATATCAGCCAGTTTCGAAGCGTTCTCGATTTTCTCTTTCTCGCCCGGAGCCAGCAGGTCGGTCCATGAAATGGTGACCTCTCCATTTGTCGGCGGATCGATAATGCCCAGGGTCCAGAAGCGTTCCAGCAAGGCTGTGATTCGGTCAGTCAGGAAGCCGTTGCGGCGGGTATTGCGGCGAATGGCCCAGTCTGTTTTATCCTCATCGCTCGCCAGGCGCCCGGTCTGCTGTCCAAACAGGATGGTGAAAGGGATTTGCACTGATGCCGCCAGCTCGTTCGCGGTGACCTCCCACGTCGGCCCCGGGTCGCCGGGTGTCACGCTCAGAACGTGCATCTGCCCGGCCTGCATGACCGCCGCCGCATCGGTGCCGCGGTTAAGCTTGTTGACCTTGTCGCCCATCGCTTCGCCGAGGTCGGCATAACCAGCCTTCTTCGCCAGATCGGACAGCGTAGCCATGTCTGTTTCTTTGCTGAACTCGACCGCGATCTGCCGGCTGGCGTTCTTCAGGAAGCCCTCAGCGCCACCGCCGGAAATCTTCTCAAGGTCGAGTCCTTTGTTGTATCCGGCCTCAAGTAGCGGGATTCCCGACAGAACGTTGTCATCTTCCGAGCCTTCGCAGAACAGGATTACCCGGCTCGGATGCACTGGCTCACCGCGCGTAGGACCGACGAAAGCCTCGTCTCCAACCGGCTGCTCGTTGAAGTTGAACATCTTCGGCTGGCCGAAGGTCTCGGACTGGCGATCGTTATCCCATTCGGCGACCGTTAACTGCGGCTCCCATACCGGGATAAGTTTTACAAGCGCTGACTCGCCCAGGGTTTTCACCAGACTGGTATCTACTGGATCGCTCCATGGCTTGTTATCTTTCACCTGCAGCAGCAGTGCGGAGTAGCGCCCGACCATATTGCGGCGATCAGCATCCTTCACCTTCGGCCACAACTTCTTCATGAACCTGGTGACGTTCTTTTCCCACTGGTTGGTTTTCTTTGCCTCCTGGGACTCATTACCGTCAACGATTACCGGATAGTCCTGCCAGCATCCATCCAGAAGGCGATGCACCACTGCGAAGCCTGCGGCGTTGCGCCGGTACATGTTGTAGAAGTCGTTAAAGGTGAGCGTGCGCGGGTAGCCGAACTCCTGATAGAGCGTCGGGCGCTTTGTGTTCCCGCCACCGATCCCGATGGAATTCAGGTAATTCGCTCGCCGCATTTCAGTGGCGAGATTGTTCACAGCCAGTTGAAGGCCGTTATCTTGTTCGCTCACTGGCGATGCTCCTTAGAAGAAAACTGTGCCGACCTGCTTGCGGTTGTTCTTCGCCACGGCAAAGTAACGAAAGCTGTCGGCGCCGTGCGATGTGAAGTCGTGAAGGGGTTTGTCTTTCCAGCAGCCGCGCTTGTCGTCCCACTCCTTGCGGTAACCTTCGAGGTGGGAAATGCCAACAGCGCACTTCTCCTCATCGAAAACGCAGGATTTGAGGATTTCACGCACCGACTCAATGCCAGTGTCGATCCCCGCTTTCGGCACAACGCGGAAGTTCATCGAATACATCCGGCCGTCAATCTCGTAGCCCTCGCGCGCCAGCTCTTTGCGAGACTTCGCATCAGTTGCAAACTCGCGGTTCTCGATGTCGTGCGGTCCCCAGTGCTCACCGTACTCATAGCCGCGGTCTTTCAGCACCTTCATGTAGTGCCGAAGCCCTTCGCCAGAGTTTTCGTAGTAGTCGATGACGTGGAACTCTTCGCCGACCTCGCGAACGAACCAGATCGCCGTGGAGTCCCCCACACCAATATCCCAGAACGTGTGAACCGGTAGATGTGAGTTGTCCGGGATTTGGCCGATCCGCTTGTTGGTGTAGAGCCAGCGGAATTGTTTGGCGTAGTACGCGCCCTCGACCGACTGCTGGAACGCCTCGGCCGGAATGGTCGGGTATTCGCGCTTCATGTCGTCGCCGAGCGTCTTTTCTTTGGCGTAATACCACGCCTTCTGCCGTTCGTTAACGACTACGCCGTGTTTCGCCTCCATCTCAGCGAAGTATTCAAGCAGGCGCGCCGGCAGCGGTTCTACCGGGTCAATTGCGTACTGTGGATTCTTCCACCAGGAGAAGAAGAAAAACTTCCAGTCCAGCGCAGATAACGGCTTTCCCTGTAGTAGCGCTTTCTCTGCCGTCTGGCAGTAATCGAAGAAGTAACCCGCCCGGCCCTCTGCGGTGCTCTCGATAGTTGCGAAACAACCTGTCGATACCGCCTCAAATGCACCAGTGACGATTTCCCGGGCTTTATCCGGATACTTGGCGCATATCTTTCCGAACTCGGAGACGTGCAGGTAACGCAGCGTGCCGCCACGAAATGAGGTGCTTACGTAGAGTGACCCGCCCTTCTTAAAGACCAGCTCGCCGGCTGAGTCGTTGCTCGCCGGATTGGCTGCCTTTACCTCGGCTGGCAGCTTGTCGTAGGCATATTTCACCTTTTCCCGGAACAGGCGCTTTGCGTCATTCAGCGTGTGGGCGATCAGCGCGCACTTTGCCGACTCGAACAGAGCAGCGTCGAGCTGGATGATGCACACCTCTGTGGTAAATCCGAGCTGGCGAGCTTTCAGGATGATGTTGCGGGTGTGAATCCCCTCGAAGTATTCCCGCTGCTCCGGCGTCATCCTGAAGCGAGTCGGCTTACCTTCTTTGTCGGTGATCCAGTAAAGATTGTTCAGCCGCCAGTCTTTATCAGCTAGCAGCTTGAGATGCTCAGGCTTCATTACGCCCCCTGAGACAGTGAATCCATCAGGTTAGACAGGTCATCAACCGTCTTATTGCCTTCCTCGGTGTCGAGGTTATACGCCTTACGCTCAGCGTTTATCACTTTTATCTGAGCATCGACACCGGCAGTGATCGAGCGAGACATTGAGGCGTGATTGTCTTCCGTAATTTCTGCGTCTTCGAGGAAGTCGCGGAGCTTATTGGTGATGCCGCGCCATGCCGCCAAACTTTCCCGATGAGCCATGACTACAGCGGCCGCCTCATCGGATGCCCGGTCAATAATCTGCTCATCAGTAACCACTGGTGACTGGTTACCGTCTTTGGTTACCGACTTGGTTACCTTGGCTTTCGTTGCCGCCCTGACCTTTTCTGTCAGGTCGCGCTGCCATCCTTCTTTGTTAGCTCTCTTCAGGATGGTGGCGTGGTTAACGCCATGCTTTTCCCCGATGGCCCTTACTGACAATGAACCAGCCCGGTAAGCCGATTCAATGGCCTCCCAATCTGGTGTTGCCATAATTTTGTCCTCGCCTTGACATTATCGAGCCACCTCTGGAAGTGGCTCTGTAATGCCTATCGCGCGATCATTTCTTAACACTGTCCGGCATCACCGCACCAACAACGCCAGCCAGCGCTACGCCGCCAGCGATGACGGTTTCCTGAATGCCGGGAGGCATCTGGTAGCCAAATACGCCAGCAATGACCAGGATGATGCCGCGCCATGTTGACGGCTCTTTTAGCCGGTTAATGAGATAGTTCATAGGTTCCCCGTGTTCACGATAAAAAGACTTCCCGCTCTGCCTTGCGACGATTGGTGAGGCCAGCCATTACCTTGCCGCCTGAACGGTTCCAGCTCAAGAATGCGTCAGCGGCACCTTTCACATCACCTGCATTCAGCTTCTTCATCAGCGTTGATGTAGATAACGCTCGCGTACCGATGTTGTAGGCCAGCGACACAAGCGCGTCATACTGGTTCTGGGTAACGGAGACCTTGAGCATCTTGCTTACCGCCTGGTCAAAGCTCACCACGCCAGTGCGCAGCAGGCGATCCGCCGTTGCGTCGTCAATCTTCATTCCGGGCTTGATAGGCTTTCCGTCTACTTTCCCCGTCCAGCCGTAGCCAATCGTCCAGGGACCACCGCCGGTGCCCGGGTCGGGATATGCAGTTAACCTGCAACCCTCAAATCGCTTAATCAGCGCAATACCGTTATTACTGATTTGCATCTTTAATCCCCGTCAGACGTTCCCAGAAATAGGTCAACGCTACGGAGCCCATCGCTCCGCTTATCCCCGCGGTTGCCAGAATCATGTAAATGCTCAGTCCGCTTTCAATGCTCACCAGGCCAGCAATAACGCCGG